CGGTCGCTCGAAATGGCACAAATGAATCGATTCAAGTTGCATCTATAGACATTGCATTTCTCGAAACAATTCGACTCATGCTTCAAACCTTGGGCATCGATGGCAAAGTTACAAAATTACGCAATGCTGGAAGCGTGCAAGTAAGATCCTGTGAAAAGATGTATCTTACACAAGAGGTTTTTCGTTTACTGATCAATAGTAATGACACTCAAGCGCTTTTAGCATTAGGTTTGCGTTGTAAGCGCCTGTCAATTCAAAAGCGAACACCTCAGCGCAAAGCAAGTAAATTCACTCGTGTTCTTGCTGTTGTGGATAATGGTCGAATTGATGATACGTATTGTCTATCTGAACCGATTCGACATATGGCGGTTTTTAATGGCATTTTGACAGGACAATGCACCGAGATTTTAGAGGTTACATCATCAGGAAGAAAAACTTCGATTAGTCGTGATGAGATGAATAAGATCACTACCCAAGATATGGTTGATCAAAGTATCAATATTGTTGGTTTTGACTATAAGTCGGATAATTTTGAGGCAATTACTGGTTCCGAGGTGGCTGTATGTTTGTCGGCTGGCACACCAATACTAACTCGAAATGGTTATAGAGCCATTGAAGATTGTAATGGTGAAGATGTATATGTGCCGTTTAAATCTGACCATGAAATGATCAGTGACCCAAAGTTTATAACTGCACAATTAATTGATAATGGCCAGAAAATGGTCTACCAAATCGGTTTAAGCGACGGTCGAACAATTCAAGCCACCCCAGATCACAAATTTCTCGTTCGAGTTAGTCGCAAATATACGAATGTGACTGGGCAAGCCACAAATGTATATCTCTGGAAAATGCTATCCCAACTTACGGAAGGGGATAAAATTATTCGCCCCCATACTCCGATCACGTCGGAGGTCAAATATGATAAGGAATTTGGGGCTCTTGGGTGGTTTGTTGGTGATGGATGGTGTCTGCCGAGTGGGACCGTCGGAGTATGTTTTGCGCCAGAAAAATTTTATGCTAAAGTCGAAGTGATGCCGGTCGTTGAATCTTGGCATCAAAGCGTTCCGGTTGCCGTGAATGCAAGACAGAAACATCTGCCGTGTGGTTACACTCAGCCTAATGGCGTTTTTAATTGGCAATCGACCAAGCAATCTTTCTTTTTATATCTACAAGATAGATTTGGTGTTGTGCCAAACAAATCTGTTGCTAAAACCGTGCCAGAGCAAGTCCTAAAAGGATCGTTATCACAAAAAGCATCTTTCCTATCAGGATTATTTAGTTCCGACGGGTCCATTATTCGAAAGAAAGGCAAACCCAATGGTCTTGCATTAGCTGCTAGTAGTCGTGTGATGCTTGAGCAAGTTCAGCAATTACTGGCAGAATTTGGAATCGTTGTCCATTTGACATGGTTTTATGTGACCGATAGAGATCGTTGGCAAGGTTCTCTTCGAACAGAAGATATCAATAGCGTAAATAATTTTCTGACTTATATTGGCTTTCGTCTTCATCCACTGAAGCAAAACGACTTGAATTCAATTGTATCAGAATCACAAAAGAAATTTAGCCGCGATTATGTTGAAGTTCGGTCAATTTCTCCAATTGGAATAAAACAGGTTTATGACCTGCATGTACCCGAAGCGCATCATTTCGTCGCTAATGGACTTGTCACGCATAATTGTAATCTTGGGAGCATTAATCTCGCACGTGGCTACATCAAGCATGGCAAATTGGACAAGGACAAGTTGCGCAAGAACGTAGCCATTGCTATCAAGTATTTAGATCGAGTGATCAATCGAAATTTTTATCCAATCAGTGAAGCTGAATCTTCCAACATGCGTTGGCGTCCGATCGGTTTGGGTCTGATGGGCTTGGCAGATTTTTTCATGCAATTGCGCATTCCGTATGACAGTGATCAGGCGATCAAACTGTCCGGCGAAATTCAGGAAGAAATTTATTATCAGGCTTTGAAGACGTCATGTGAATTAGCGAAGGAATTGGGTCCGCATCGGGACTTCCATTTGACACGCGCTGCAAAGGGTGAGTTGCAATTTGATCTGGCCGGGGTTACGCCTAGTGATCCGGAACGTTGGGATGCACTAAAGGCCGAAATCAAGGAGCATGGTGTGCGCAATTCTTTGACCATCGCAATTGCCCCGACAGCGTGTCAGGCTGGCACAAATGTCATTCAGACTCAGCATGGTCCGAAGTCACTCTATCAGATATTAGAGGAAAATGCGGTTCCTTACGCTGATATCGAAGCCAGCAATGAGCCGATGTGGATCGATCTCAAACCATTTTACGTGCCGACGATGAACGGTTTGAAAAAGTGTGACAAGATTTGGTTCAACGGCGCGCAACCGACATTTAAGGTTGAATTCGTCGGCAATGTGACATACGAATTCACAGGCAATCATCGACTTTACATTAATCTTCACGATAGTTTGCGCTGGTGTGAAGTGCGGACCCTTTCTGCTGGCTATGACAATATCGTCACATCTGGACAGGATGTGGATCAGCATTTCACGCAGATTACATCGATCGAGCGGATGGAAATGAAGCCGACATGGGACATAGAAGTTGAGGATGAACATCATTACTTGATGTCAAACGGTGTTGTCTCGCATAACACGATCAGCCACATCTGTGGTGTGGAAGAATGTATTGAGCCGATCAAATCTAATCTGTTAAAGCGCGAAACTTTGAGTGGGGAATTTGTTTCTGTAAACAAATATCTTGTAGAAGATTTGCGCAAACTCGGCAAATGGAATGCTGACATTGTTAATCAGTTGAAGGTTAGCGAAGGCAGCATTGCCCATATTGCTGGTCTTCCTGCTGAGCTGTATGCGATTTACAAAACGGTTTGGGAAATGTCGATGAAATCGTTGATCAGCCATGCGGTTGCTCGTGGGGCTTACATCGATCAGTCGCATTCGTTGAATATGTTTATTGATTTGAACAAGTATGATAAGGACAAGCGGATTGGCGTGCTGTCGTCTCTTTATATGCATGCTTGGGAAAGTGGTGTTAAGACGACGTATTATTTCCGTTCGCGTGCAGCGACTCGGATTGAACAGACCACCACTGAACGATCTGATGTAAAGTCTGTGATGGCCCCGGAAACTGTCGAGACTTGTGAAAGCTGCACGTAAACCTTTATGTTGATATGCCCTGTGTTCGTTCACTGAACACAGGGATTTCTATCTATCTCAAATAAAAATAGGAAAATTCCACATGGCATTACTTGATCCTGGATTTGAACTGACGTTACGTCCATCGTTGTATCCGCAGTTTCATCAGCAATTTCGCACCGCTTATGAAAACAATGCGTGGACATTACAGGAAATCTCCTTTGCGTCTGACAAGGTCGATTTGCGATCGAAGATCACTGATGCGGAACGTCATGTTGTTTCTCGGTTATTGGCATTTTTTGCCACAGGGGATCAGATCGTCGCCAATAATGCCTGTATCACGTTGTATAAGCATGTGAACAGTCCGGAAGCGCGGATGTATTATGGGCGGCAGATTTTCGAGGAAATGCTGCACATCGATTTTTATAAAACGTTGCTGGAAGAATATTTGCCGGATGAAAAGGAACAGATTGCGGCATTTGCTGCCATTCGTGACATTCCATCGATCAAGCAGAAGGGTGAATTCTGCTTCAAATGGATGGATCAGATGAATGATATTGAGCGTCTGGATACCACTGAGCAAAAGCAAACATTTCTGATGAACTTATTGACGTTTGCCTGTGCGGTGGAAGGATTATTCTTCTTTGCCGCATTTGCTTATGTGTATTATTTGCGTGATCGTGGTTTGTTGCATGGTTTAGCTTCAGGAACGAACTGGGTGTTTCGAGATGAGTCGGCGCATATGCGATTTGCCTTTTCGGTCATTGAAGTGATTCGTCGTGAGACACCGGAACTATGGGATGGCATGGAACCGCGTATTCGTAATATGTTGCAAGAGGCGATTGATTGTGAGATGCAATTTGCCGAGGATGTCTTGACGAAAGGCGTTGTTGGGCTTTCGCATAAAGATATGTTGGAATATCTGCGTTATGTTGCCGATGGTCATTGCCATCGTTTGGGTATGCAGCCGATGTTTGGGGCACGGTGTCCGTTCGAGTTTATGTTGAAACAAGATGTGATGGAACTAACCAACTTTTTCGAACGCAATCCGTCGCAGTATATGACCGGAATCGGTGGCGATGTTATGCTTGACGCCGATTTTTAATCTGTTACACACGGTCACATGACACATGATCGTAGGTATGAGTTAGAATCGGGACAACCGGTTTTCATGTCATCGTGGATGATCGTTAATTATCAAGGTAGCGCGTGTTTATTTGGTTTTGCTGATAAACATGCGCGAACTGGCGGCTTATCATGGACGCTATCAACGCCGATTCAGGAGCATGTCGGGGCTTACGCTCGAACATTGAGTGGCCGGATTTATCATCTCGGTGATCAAATAACGGAGGCAAAATTGACCGAAGAAGGGAAAATCGCCCTGCGCTTGCTTACGGATCATTCGCCCTATCCTGAGATGGAAGATGATGTGCGCTGGATATCAGCACAAAAGATGGCACGGCATCTGAATCTTCTGCCGCCTCCGCGAGTTGTCTCGTTGGTGAATACATTTCTATTAGAGAACAGCGATCGATATTCTAGCCACGCTATGTGGCATTCCAGCAACAGACCTATTTCGTAGGTTGACGACTTTCGAACTTCTTGCGAGTTTGGATTGCTCGCGTTTCTCGAAGGGATGTTCATGCTCGTTGACTTCAAAGTTGAAACATTTGAGACGTCAAGGCTGAAAGCTTGTCCGATCAATCCACAGTGGATTAGGGATGGTAATCCGGTAGCGCGAGCGTCTTTGATGTTTAGCAGTGCGGATGGCTGGTTTTACACAGTTATGTGGGATTGTTCACCGGGCAAGTTTGAATGGTTCTATGACCAAGATGAGACCCTGCATCTGCTGTCTGGCTATATGATCTTGGACGAGGGTCTGCCCACTGAACGACATGTGCGATCAGGCGACAATGTGTTTTTTCCAGCTGGATCGTCGGCACGGTGGAATGTGGTTGAGCATGTCTTGAAGGTTGCAAATGTACGGCGACCGATACCAGGACCTTTGATCTATCTGTTAAACATCGTTCGGTTCATCAAAAATCGCGGCAGACGTCCAGCAAGCATGTTTGGACAATTGAATACCGCCGTATCGGCTGCACAATAACACGAAAATGTGAAACACAAATTTAAATTTTTGTCTAATGTTCAATTTATGGATCGAGGGTCAGAACTTTTTCTATATTGGCGGAGTCGCGGCCTGTCGGTTCGTGCTGCGAATATCCTATGCAATCTCTCATGCACAACCACAGAAGATGTGCAGCGTCTCGGGGTTGAACGGTTGAGCTGGTCTCAGAATATGGGAATGGGAACATTTCAAGAAATTTCTCAGCTTATGGGCTGGGAAAATATCATTCCCAAACGATGGCAACCACGTCCACCGAAAGCATCGCGTCAAAAACCCACGAATAAGCCGAGAAATTTTACTCCAAAGAAAAATAGTGTTGAACTTCTCGCTTTGTATGAATTGGAACGCAATCCGACAAATTGGTATGGGTTGAACAACCGATTGTGCCGTGTCTTACTCAATAAAAATTATGTCATTTTAGAGGAAAACGAACCAAAACTTACTGATCTCGGTAGAATGATTTTATATAGAACTTATTTTGCAACCGCTATCAAAGGAACATATGCGGCACCGTAAGTCGCTGCATAAGACAGAGTCGGACTGCTTGTCCATGTGCCAAATGTCATCGAACTATATACAGTGGTTTCTCCTCCAGTTAGTGTGGTGGAACCAAAAAACTGAATCGATCCGGTGTCTTGTGAAAACGAAATCGAGACACCAGCGGCACTGACGTTGACAGCCGCGCCATAAATCCCGGCTTCCAGACTAATTGTCTGGCCGGTGGAAAAGACATCTCCTGTGGCTGCCACTGACACGTTGCCAGATGAATAAATTGGAGAGCCAGAGGGAACGCCATTGACGAACTTATAGATGGCGAACTGTACATTTGTCGATGCGACCGCAACCGTGACGTGGCAACCAATTTTAGTGAATGTTGTTCTGGCTTGGACGGATAACGGCGCGAATAGAGCCAATCCTGATGTCAACCCATACCCGGTGTTGACGCCTGATGGTTTCCATCCGTAAACATACCGTCCAGTAACGTAAGCAGCCCCACCACCTGCCAATTCTTGTCCTGATGCTGAAAGGATCGGTGCGGCTGTTTGTGAGATTGCCGTGCTATCTGAATTGAGGAAAAAATACTTTGATGTGATCGATCCGCTGCCTGGAATAGTACCCCAACTCGGCATATACAACCCAACGGCGTAACTGATCGCCGCATTGTTCGCAGTCGGTGGACTGAAGGCATAGGAAGCAAATACGCTCACTGCGGAATGATTGTTATCCATTAACGTGTCATGACCATAGACCGTTGTCATCGTTCCATTCAGATCGACCACATGCGATCGCGTCAGTGTCAATTGCGAAACTGTAGCGCCTGAAACAATATTTGCGACTTGATTTTCGGAGGCAATCAAGGTCGTGACCGTCACCCCAGCATTGTCAATCTGGACCTTGTTTTCTCCGCCGATTGCGAGTGCCAAAGTCCCGCTGGTTTCTTGAATCGTATTCCATGCGAGACCACCAACCGTATGGGCACTGCCTGACATTCCGGCAGTACCTTGGCTGATCATCCGCGAGCCCCAAGCTACATTCACTCCGGAAAACGATGATGCCGGTTTAAAGATATTGGTAATGCCGAAACCATAGTTAATCGTTCCGCCAGTCGGTGATGTATAGATCGGATTAGGTGGATCACTGATCGTCGTATACAGACCGCCCAATATGCTGAAATAACGAACTCCGTTGCTGACTTTGAGTTCGATCGACGTAACTGCACTGGTTGCTGTCTGCCATAGTTGTGTGCCGATCAACGTGGCTCCGGAGATGGTTGGAATCCAGCCTCCAACAGATGGGTCCTGAACAACCGACAGATAATAGGTCCGACCATTTACCCCGTTTACGATCGTGATCGTCGTCGTATTGGTCAAGGTGACGATCGCCGTTGGATTTACTGCCAAGTCCCACGTCGTATTCGAGGCCCATGTTAGTGTATTCTCAGGGGTAAATCCGGCAATTTGAACACCACCAGATGTCGCTCCATCATGAACATAAAGCTTGCCAGTGCTTTCATCAGTAACGATCGTGCCGGACGGAAGAACAACGGTCGAAGTACTGACACCCTTTAAGTAATTGCTGATAAATTTATGCATTTTTTGTTATCCCACCGATACGAATATTGTTAATGAATCCGGTAGTGGGCGTGTTTTTTGACGTATTGTTTATGAAACTAATACTTCCAGTGCCAGATTTGGTTCGGATAGTTGAAATAGCAGGCATTTAAACATCCCATCGACAAATTTATTTATGTTGTCATGGAATGTTGCCTATCGCGTAGATAGACACTGGCACGCTGGTTACCAGTTATATCCTTTGGTTGGCAGACGGCACTTCATCATCCATGTGACATTGGCTTTCTCGTTGCCAGGAAAGGCGAGCGTGGCATCAAGTTTCTTCAATACAATGCCTTCACACCCTTTTTCGGTCACAGCCGGATAGTCCGGATTTCCGGCCATGCCCTGATACAGTCTGTAAAAACCCGATGTATGAACCCTTGCGAGCCAAGTGTGTTCGTCTATGATCCAGTAACCGCCGCTCTGCGAGACTGGCAGATGCTCGGTGTTGAATAAGGTTTGTAGAAGTTTTTGCCGATGGGCGAAAGTTGTTCCGACCAAAACCTTTCCGTTGGCTACCCCTATATCATTGATATACAATGTGTCGCGCGGTCCGCCTGATACTTTGCTATGCATCAATTCGGCAAAAAATACATAGTTTCCGCCCTTGAGATGTAAAAATGGACGGCGTGTATGCTCGCTTGGCTGCCACAGTTTATGGATTTCGCGATGGCGAGTCATCGCATGAATTTGCCGATCGGCATCAACTGTAATTACACTACCAGTGCCGTTCATTTTGAACTGCACACCGTATGTTTTCTTGGCTTCCCATTGTCCCAACAACGCAGGCGGAATTTCAGTCACCGGACGCGGCGGATAATAAAACGACGGCATATTCAACCTGCCCGACGAATTCGGCCAGCATCAACCCATAGAGCGGTGGAATGCAAGCCACCTGAACGAACCCAACGATGCGCTCGTTGCGCGTTACACGATTCAAATCGGACGCCATATCGTGCTTGATCGTGTTTGCCTGTGATTGCTAGTTTGGCATCACGAGCGGTCATTTCTACCAGCATTTGGGAACCAGCAGCGCTATATCTGAACGCATAGACCATTGTTCAACCTCCGTTCGTTCAAAAAAAGGGACCGGCTTAACCGATCCCTTTGTAAAATCAGGCTGCCTTGGCGCGCGGCTTGCGCTTCGAGGCTTCTTCATTCTTGCGGTTGAGCTTTGACGGATCAGTCATCGCCTCATTCACCAGATCAGGATTGGCCTGCAAGCCATTCAGCAACGTCTTCAGCGCCGTGTCCAGAGTCACACCAGCAGCCAGCTTCGGACGAATACCAAGAGTTGTCACAACCGGCAGAATTTCGCGAGCGACGCTTGGCTTCTTCTTGTAGGTCGCATCGATCGTCTCGTCAGAAACCACCACCTTGGAAACTTCCTGCTGACGTTGAATGAAAGAGTTTTCCGGATTGGTCATATCCACCGGCACGCCGATCGCGGCAAGCGCTTCACCGACCTTTTTCATCAATGCCGCATCCGAGAGAAACTTCGGATTGATGATGAAGGTCGCAGGTGTTACGATGACCGTCTCAGTCGGGACCTCGTTTTCAGCAAGAAATTCTTGTTCTTCAGGCGACAGCGGGCTGAGTGTGCTGCGCTTGCGAAGTTCGAGCGAACCAAGACCGATGCCTTCCTCGCCAAGACCATCAGCATTGTCCGGCTTGCGATGGATCTTGCAGCCTTCTTCCGCAAAATAGTTGTAAAGGATCGGATCCATCGTGCTGCGCAGCTCAACACACAGCCCCTCAGCAGCAGCAATGGCTGTTTTGTATTGAGCAAACTTATCCAAACCGGCTAGCTTGAAGGTCGGCTTGACCTTGCCTTTCGAATTCTTGACCACCTTGGGCAGCGCAGGCGCAGTGTCGAACACGTTGAAAGTGGCTTTCGGTGCGGACTTGGCCATGGAAGTATCTCCTGTCTATGAGCATATAATACCAGTTTTTCAGTATTTGTCAACTGGATATAGACATAGACCAAGATACAATTTTGTGATTAACCAATAATCGTCGGCAATGGTTCAATTTCGCCGCTAAGACCGATCTCGGAATCGTCAATATATTCACGCAGATCGCCATCACCGGAGCTTGTGCCCCAAGCCAAGACGATATCAATCATGCGGATAATTAACGATGTTGCCATCACAAGATCATCATGTTCGCCTTGTTTAGCTTTAAAGGAATTACCAACCGCGACGAAATTTTTTAGTTCTTTGATCAGATTTCGACTATGAATTGTCATTCGATCAGATTCGACTAAACTTTTCATTCGTGCGAGTGAAGATAAACGCGGTTTAGATAATGTATATAAGCCTTTGCGGACACGTTTGTTTTGTATCCCTTTGCGGCGACGTTCAGTAACCAAACTGCCAGGAAATCGTTCTTCTCCGGTGTCTTCGACAATGGTAAGGATTGACTCTCCGATGGTATTATTTTCGAACGTCCAATAGATATCAGGATCGCCTATTTGTTGGGGATTTTCACGCACAATACCGTCCAACGCATAGAGCGCTTCCATCATAACAGCGACCTGACGGCGAGGGGCTGCCATATTGTTCTGCCATTCTGCGATCTGAATCATTTCAGGCAGCTGAAATATTTCTATCGCACCATAGTCATTATGCGTTCCAAGTGATGGATCAAGTGCGACTAGATAGGTTTTATTCGGTTCTGGCTCAACATACCAGCGGATAGTTCCAGTATAAAATGAAGGGTCTCGACCGCGTAAACGCGCAAGTGTCATTGGATTCATCAGCGTGTCATCATCTGTGATGAATTCACCACAAAATTCTTGCCGAAAACGCGCTTCTCCTAAACTTTCACGAAACGGTTTGGCCCATGCTTCATCACGATCAGGATGTTCCCACCATGGGGCTAAAACTGCGAAGAAGCCATTTTTACCCACTCCATCAGGCATGATGTTGCCAAATTGATCAGTGTTGTCTTGTGCACTTTTCCAAATTTGCGCGAACTGGTCTTCGTCATTTTTTGGCGTAGATGTTACAATACAGGAACCTCCTGTTGACAGCACGGGCTGTATAGATGTCCAAAAATCTACCTGCTTACCGGGTGGCACAAAAGCCAATTCGTCGCAATTTTTAGACATTATATCATTAATTAGATATTCATGATTATCATTATCAACAGCAACTAGATCGTACACATTTTCTAAGTGGTCTTCATCAATAGCAATTACAGTTGCTTTTCCGTCGCGTATATCTATTTGACTTTCATTGATTCGTAAATCTTGCAGCTTAGTAGGGCAACCAGCGACAAAAAACTGATGATCAATTGTGGCTCGAACCATCGCTCCTGATGATAATGTCAACTTGTACAACATTTTCTTTGTTGCACTCTTATTAATTCCATTAAATGAGCACCATCCTTGTGAAGTGAGCACTTCATAGTTAGAATTTAAATGCATTCGGTTTTTTCTTTGATATATTCAAGAAGGTTATTAACTTCATCAGCACTGTTATCCTGCCATCGCGGCATATTTAAGAAGTTCGGCATCGACGTCTGAGATTTTTTGGGTTGTCGTCGTATCGCATCAGGCGACAATCCCTTGCGGAAACCATAAAAAAAGTTCTTGAATTTTAATTGTTCACCGGTTACTCGACAACAAGGACGTTCTTGCATGCTATTCAAAATCATATAAACTCGTTCATTGAAACTTACCGCTGGAGGCTCTAATGTTGCGGTTTGTTGTTCAATCCATTGAAACAAACAAGGATGAGACGATTTCAACGATCTACCAAAATTAATCATTTTGCCACTGTTTTCATTGACCAACATCTGAAGCATTACAAGATTGTTCAAGTTCAAGTCGTTCATATAAATCTTCTAAAGAAATGTTTTCGACCAATCCGGTCTGTTTATGTCGTATTTTTACAAAAGAATCTCCACCAAGACAATATAAAAGGCTAACAGCCAGTCCACGACCGGCGTCCGATGACGTTGCGCGAGCAACAATACGAGAATTATTATCAAAGGTGACACTTCCCTTATTGTACTCGGTGGCCCCAGCACGGATATGATCTGGAAGGTTTTCATATGCGTATCGCACTCGATCCATGACTTCGAGCGCTTGAACATATTTGTTTGCGGTAACCAAAACTACGGTATCTGGAACGAACATTGCCCGCCATAAAATGTATCCAGCCGCGCAGGTTGTTTTACCAATTTGTCTGGAAGCCAAAACAATCGTATTACGATGTTCATGAATACCGTTGATAATACGTTCTTGACATTCGTATGGATGAAAAGGGATGGCGCCTTTAATGGGATGCTGCACCATCATAAATGTGCGCATAAAAAATAAAGGATCGGCTATACAATTAGCCAGATCGTTCAAATCCTGATCGCTATAATCAGTCTTTGAATGGGGACGCTTAACCATTTCATTGGTTTGCAGGATAGGCATGGGAGAAGAACTTAATAATTGATCAATATTTAGAGGCTATTATTGTTTTTTGATGGCTAAATTATTGAAATAGAAAAAACCCCGCCGGGGAAAGCGGGGAGTTTTCTTGATTGTCTAGGGGATGATGCGTCCCTAGACTTGCCTATTCTTAGGATATCTTGGACTGTCTGTCAACAAAGGAAAGTTTTTCTATGGAATATGAAGTTCTTCTGGTGCGTAAGTTATTGGACAATTTATTGGGCGATGTGCCGCTTGATTACTTGCCATCTGATGAGATGGTTGAACAGACCGTTGTGGAGATCGTGCACATTATGAGCAACGACAATATTCTGATCAAATGTGATTTCGATTGACGCTAAATAGCCCAATCGGGAGGTATTTCAGATGTTCTATTTGATTTTGGGTTATATTCTAGGCGTGGTGTTCCCGGTTTACGGATTGAATGCGTATATCGTCAGCATGTGGAAGGCACTGGGTGCTTATCTAGCAACTAAGGTTAATACCACGAGTACACCGGCAACGCCGGTTACACCGTCAACCGTTGCTCCTCGACCCTCAACACAACGGATCGATTTGCCGGAATAAGGATCAACCTTTTAACCAAACGGTTGACTTTCATAGCAAATTAGGTAAGATACGGTCGTTTTCCTTTCAGGGGTTTATCGGTGTCGATTACGTATCAAGCTACTTACAGTATCGATCGTTGGAATGGCGTGCCGAATTGCTGGGTTGAATGTGAGGGTGAAGGTATTCGGTTTGAATCGAACCTTGCCCTTCCATTCGTGCAAATCATTTGTCAAGCTTTGAAAAATGCTGGAAAATCTGATGGTTCCATCGTATTCTATGAAGATGGGTATGTTGACCCATCCTATATTTTCCCCTCTGTCTATGAGATCGTTGAGCGTATGAATACACCATCTGAGACAACGGTTTCCAAATCGGAAAACGCTCGGTCAAATGTGCCAAAGATCAGTGAAGCAATTTTTCTCGCATTACAAAAAATTCAGACCAATCCGCGTGATTGGACTTCCTTAAATGGCAAGGCTCGTAGCGTCTTGCTCGATCGAAATTACGTGAGCGTTGAAAATGCGGTTCCAGAAATCACTGAATTGGGTCATGCGGCGTGTTCAGCATATGAAAAAACTCGTCCGCAACCGAAGCCAGTCATTGAATATCCAGCCGATCTGGCAAAAGCAACGCAAGATGAGCTGCTGCATGCAGCGACCGTGATTGGTCTCAAAACAGAGCAAAATCTGGCACGTGCATTGGCATTCATCGAAAAAACCGCGAACAAGCATTCGGTGTTCGAGCTGGAAGAAATGGCTTTTAAGGTCAACGTGCCGGTTCGGACGGCTCGCTGCAAAACGGACATGATGAAAAAGCGCCGTATCTTGGCAGCCATCAGCAATGCTGGCAAACTCGCGCAGGCAATCTAGGACCTAATTTATGGATGAAGAGGTTGAAATTACCTACGGCCATAGCGCAGTTTGGGTAAACACCTCGGTTTGTCTGGGGCGATTCGGCATAATGGGCATCGATGTTCATAGCAATGTCGCTGCGCAGATTGCCGGTGAGCAAAAATGTCTCTATTGCACACATGCAAAAACGACAATCGCTGATTGGCATCGCTTTATCATTGCTATGAAAGAGTTTTGCGATCAGCCAATCCCAATTTTTTTGAGCCGCTAAATATGTCTTATGAGAGAGACACAGGTCATCGACGGTCGGCAGTTAGCTGCTGATCTTTGTATTCAGTTAACTGAACAAATTTCACAACTTCCTCGACCGCCTGTGTTAAAAGTTATTTTGGTCGGTGACGATCCGGCCAGTGTCAGCTATGTCAAAAGCAAGACGCGGACGGCAAAACAAGTCGGCATAGATGCTGAAACAGTTCGTCTACCGGTGGACTCCGACAAGTGGACGTTGATTAAACTCATTCATGATCTCAATCATGATGACATGGTTGACGGTATTATGGTTCAGCTTCCATTGCCATCTCGTATTAATCAGACAAGTGTATTGAATGCGATTAGTCCTGTCAAAGATGTAGACGGCTTATCGCCGTATAATTGTGCGTGTCATCGAGACATTAGTTTTTATGTGCCTTGTACCCCAATGGGCATTATGAAACTTTTGAAGTCTGTTAATGTTTCATTGCAAGGTGCTAAAGCCCTTGTCGTCGGCAACGGTATCGTCGGACGACCAACGGCTCTGTTACTTGCGCAAGCAGATGCGACTGTGACGAGTGCCAATATCTATACGCGCGATCTGCCAGCAGAATGTTCTCTGGCTGATGTTTTGATTGTGGCCGTTGGTTCGGCCAATCTGATCCGTGGTGATTGGATCAAACCCGGCGCGGTGATTATCGATGTTGGTTTCAATCATACAACCTCCGGTCTGTGTGGAGATGTAGTCTATGAAGAATGTCTCGGAATTGCCGAAGCAATTACACCGGTTCCGGGCGGAGTTGGACCAATGACAATTGCCTGCCTGTTGGAAAACACGGTTCAGGCATCACGTCGGCTGGCATTATCCTAACCATATTTCCATGTCATGTTTTAGGTTTGAAATCGGCTCAGACCAGTCACCAAATTGTGTTTGTCCATAGACTTTCACGACATTTGGATACCATGGACTGGTTTTTTGGTTGCGATGCCAACGCCAGCACGGATTAAATCGCGACAACACCCACGTCGTTATTCCCATCGCAGCAGCGAGATGCAAAACAGCAGTATCAACAGAAATGACCAAATCCATTTGGGCGACAATAGCCGCTGTATCCATCCAATCAAAATCACTTTCAATTGTCTTAATCACGTTGAATGTTTCGAAATTCACACGTTTTGAATCATCGAATTGCAAACTATAGAATGTGACACGATCACTGAATTCAGCCAGACAGTTCAAATCTTCTAGTTTAATCGATCGTTGTTGATCGTAGGATCGCATATTGATACCGGTCTGCGGCGCACCGGCCCATACCAATCCAATTCTTTTTTTGGCAGTGAATGGCAGCCGATGGCGCTGTATAATTGTCTGTGGTACATGGATATAGGGAATATCTGCTGGGATATTATCTAACCGCGTGCCAAACCAGTAGGGTAGATCGAGCAGCGCTGTTGTATAGGCAAAATCATCGCTGACATTGATACTATTGGTATCAGGCGCTACCTCAAGGGTTATATTCTCCGGCAAGTTTTCTCGTAACAGACGGAATTCACTTGGGAGTGGATGAAATAAGACTTCTTGAGCCATTTCCGCGATCAGCGGCAAATAGCGCATAAACTGAAAGACATCACCAAAGCCGCCTTCACGCAGCACACAAATCTGTTTATCAGAGACGTCTGATAAGCGCTCAAAGGGACGCGGTGGAATAACGGTGTTGAGAAATAACGACGAGTGCCAACGATCTCGATGCAGATCGAAGCCGCGTTCATAATCTCCAGTCCCTAGCAATAACAAAGACAACATGAATTTGGCGTCAGCGTCATCGATGCCTTGTTCTAAGTATGCGATTGCTTCGGTTAGCCTGCCTTGTTCGGTAAACAAGCCCGATCTGTTCACACAGAGACTGATATCGTCTGGATCGAGTTTCGCCGCTCGTGCATAAGCGTCATCCGCTTTGGAAAATTGCGTAAGCACACGATAGGTGTTGCCGAGATTGATCCAACTTCGAATGTCGTCTGGATTACCGGTCAACAATCGCTCATAAGCTGCGATCGCTTGCGGATAATCCTGTCGGATAAGAAATAAATTGGCTTGATGCCGTAATAAGGAGACATCGCTAGGAAAGTCGCGTAATCCACGAGTGACAAAGTATTCTAAATCATCGGCACGGCCCAGTCGTTCAGCCATTAAACAGACATCGATGTAAATCTGTGCTGTGGTTGGACGAAAGGCGACTGCGGTTTTGAGCAGCCGGAAACCATCGTCGTAATTTCGCAATTGCAATAACGACAAGCCAGTCACATGGAGGCAGGTGACACCATCTTGCGCTGCTAATGCCTGCGCCAACATGGCGAAGGCATCCTCGTACTTTTCATTTTGAAAAGTCTTCCAAATATCATCGATCATGCTGATAGCATAGAGACTACGGTATTGTGAAATCAAGCATCTTTAATGAAATCACGAGCCTGCGCCAGAAGATTTTGTTTCATTTTATCATCGGTTTCGACATCTTCACCGCTGGCATCTCGTACACTGATCAGTTTGATGTTTGGCTTGTTGTTTAGTGTATTGTAACTTGCCGTTCCGAAGCCGCTATGACCATTATACTTCCATGGGAAGTTATAACTGCCAGAATCAGACTTGATCTCAGCTTCGTAGCTTTCTTCCTTGATCAACGGTCGCATGACGCGTTCCTGCGCCGCTTCATCGGCGCCTGCGTCATCAAGTTTGTCGCGAATGCTAGCGGCTTGGCTGCCTTGAAAAAATCGTTCATCACCGTGTTTCGATGATCGAATGGTAACATTGCCTAGATAGTCTTCCTCGGCTGACAGATGATCGTCAGCCGGTTGGGCAAAAGGGTCGGGTTGAGCCTCGTCATCCTCCGATTCGATAAAGCGCTGATAGGTTTCTTCCAGATTGTCCGATTCGTCGCTGAGTTGTTGTGATAAGGCTCGCATGAGCATATCAACTTCATGCGGGCTGACACCGAGACGCGCAGCAATTTTGTGCATACCGGCATCGGTTAAATGAAAGCCATGCGCGATTTCTTGATCGCTGACCCCGGCATGGGAAAAAATGTCATGCAGTTTGGAAAGCGATGAACGAGAATGAAATGTGCTCGTATCCAGTTCATCGAGTTCTTCACGGTCTTCTTCATCATCAAAGGCGAGCGGATTATCACCAAAACGCGGATCATTTCTTTTGATCTTCATATCCGCATGACCTTTGGTTGAAAACTCGTCGTTGCTGCCGAAACCTTCAAGCAGGGTAATCAATTGTCGCATCATGTCGTGTCTCCTGTTAATGTACGTGCTAAGACGACACGATTGCCATCCTTGTCTACATAAAGACGCCGTATCTGCGTGCCATTCCCGAGCGTGAAATGCCCAAATGGACTGCGGTTGGTCTTTGGATGATCAATGCCTTGCGGTGCCACACGCGGCGCATCCACGATACTTGCATTAAAATCTGAGGTATCCTGTGGATTGGTATCTTCGCGATCTGACAAATCCAGCCAGCGGAACGGTGCATTCGCGACTTGCGCATTGCGCTCGGCTTCTTCTTTTTGCACCGCACTCAAGTAGCTTAAGAACGCGGCGTTATATTGATTACCAAACATTTCCGCATGTTCGAGACCGTCGGCTTCGTTATAGTCAGCATCGTCTAATACTGGCACAAGTTTTAGATTTTTTGCCAATGCTTCCGCTTCAATATCTGCCAATGCGTTGAGCGTTTCAATCTCAAGTTCTCCGGGTTCATAGATATTACGGACAAACACAGATTCATCGGCAGCAGATAACGTTTTACGGATATCATCACGAATCACGTGCGGTGCAGCCGGCAAACCGAAGGTGAAATCCACCATGTAAATTTCTACATTGCTATAATTTGGAAATTCAAGTGGTTGCCGCTGAATAATGGTTTTCTTGACCTTGCTGATGAACAGCGGCAAATATTTGGCTACTGCCATTTCAATTCGATCCATTGCCGCATCGTCAAGCGGCACAACGGTTTTCAGCCGCAGATGATATTCGCGCGCCGCTTCGGCAAGATATTGTTTGAGCATTAGAAACCTCAGTGAACTCGTCTATTATTTAGCGAGTGAGGTTTTCCTAGATGGCAGACACTTGTTCTTTGAGACGCGCGTCATCCGCTGTCCCTAAAAGTCTCTAGATAAATAGGCGATGAGTGTCACCCTTCCTGTTACGCCGCCTTTTCCAGATCAAAGATATCCAGTAATTCTAGCTGATCCCCCTTGGCAATGGTCAAAAACTCCACTGCAAAATAGAGGGCGGGCACGAGCTGTGGAGAAAGAATATCCAACGATGACAGATAGTGCCCTTAAAGCATTGCCAGTCGCGGAGATCGCGGCATCGCGCGCTGTGCTATTTCTTTGGGCTACGTCGCCCAAATTGCCGCTCGGGCTCGAGGTGATGAAAGCGTGGGGGTTTGAGTTCAAGACCGTTGCATTCGTTTGGATCAAGCGTAACCGGATCGCATCGTCGTGGTTCACTGGTATGGGGTTTTACACACGTCAGAACGCGGAATTTTGCTTGCTAGGAACACGTGGGTCGCCTTCTTTGGAGCGCAAAGATAGAAGCGTCCACCAGATTGTGGACGCTCCCATCGATATACATTCCAAGAAACCGATGGAGGTTCATCAGCGGATAGATCAGTTATTTGATGGTCCCAAGGTCGAATTATTCGCCAGAAGGTCAGCACCCGGTTGGGAAGTTTGGGGCAACGAACTGTCATCAAATGGCACCTGAGACTTAGCTTCTTCTTCTGGAAAACTTTCAAGGTACAAAATGAGCTTTTTGACTTCAGGCAGCGCCTTTCGAAGACCAAGTTGAATCAAATCTTTCTCGCTGTACTTTAAGTCCTGATAATGATCCAATGATGGCCTGTTCATTCGTACTGCTTTCATCAGCACCTCAATTATTTCAAGGATGTTCCGCAAGGTGCCGAGACGCCGTTGCTCTGCGATAGTAAAAATTGTGGTTCTGCCATGTTCAATCCGATGCGCGGCATCATAGGTCACTCCATCCGGATATGCTGGGTGTTGCTGTTGCGCCAGCTCTGCCGGTGGTAATCCACGTTCCTCTCGTGAAAGGCTTTCGAATGATCCGCCTGATCGTTCATTTCGGCGACGTCGTATCTCAAGGATCTCACGAGTGCGATTTATTGGGGGTGCTGGTGGTGCGACAGTAGCAGAACGCTTGATTACATTCCGTGCACGTTCTGGATATTCTGTTCGCTGGTTTAGAATATGTAAATCCTGCATGCGGCGAGCCATTCCGTCCACAACACCACGATGACCAGTCCCATCTTGACCTTTATCCGTGACGTGGAATGGAAGCAAGCCGCGACCAATCCAATAGCGAGTGATCTCAACGGCGGTTTGTTGTTCTTCATTCCAAAGATAGGTTAGCTCATAGTAGCGGTCAAAGTTCCACTCTAGCACTTTGCCTTTGCTCGGAGATTGTACAAATGCTATCAAATTATCACACCATTCTTTACCCCTTGTTTTCCGCCAAATTTTAATTTGAGATGCGCTATCAGGGATAATAAATTGCACGTGCTCGAACGGCATGATGACTCCTCCCTCCAATCAATCTATCGAAAATTCTCATGTCGTTTCGCGACGACGATCATCAATTTCGAAGTCAGGAAACGGGTCGTCAGCACGAGGATCAAGCCGTCGCGTTGTTACACCGCGACGGGAGAGATTAAACGCTCGAATCGTTAGGGCCAAAATTTGAGTCGATGATAGATGATCTTTTTTAGTTGCAGACCGCCGTGACGCCTGCGCAGCAACAGCGTGTGCGTCAAGCCGCTTTTGCAAAGCCGTGACTGGATGGTTGGCTGGCAAGTCGCTGCGTACGAGGTTGCTGAAAAAATCCTCCAAATCATCAGAGCCTAGCAATGTCTGGATTTTCCACCCTACAAAGCAGGCAACTACGTCGCCAAGCCGTTTCGCTTGAACCGGGTACATTTCCTTGATCGTACGGACAGTTTCGGCCATTTCCGGATTAGCTCGCACATAATCAAGAATGTCGATATTTGTGCAGGGTGGTCGTGGCAAACGACCTGTGTATGACAAGCATTGCTCGTCAAAAGGCATTGCAACGTCTCTCACGATCCTCGACAACAGTCCGCTGTTTAGAACACCAGCTGTATGAAGCGTGTTGGAGCCGTTGCGCGATTTTCCACTGTCGATGAATGCAAATAAGTCCGGATCAGATTCGACGTTTACTACATA